ATTAAGTCATCCGTGGACTCATCCCATAGCATATAAGAACCACTGGTTGCCCCGAAAAACTTAACATCATGACCAGTGTCATCTACGCCTACAGTGACTGTGCCATCAATCTGAACATTGCCGTCAATATCTACGGCATCAAGATTGGTAGTTCCATCAACGTCTATATCCCCAGATATATCAAGATTTGTAAATACTGAGGTTCCTACAGCCGTAATCTTGTCATTAAATGTAGCAGCTCCAGCGGCTGACATATCAAGCGTTAATGCAGTAATTTGTACTCCACCATCACTACCATTAAACAAAATGTCCTTATCTGAAATAGAAGAAGCAACAATAAGATTGCTTGCACTATTTGCAAATCTACCAAATTGGGTTCCATCGTCTTTTAATCGGATGTCTGCACCATCAGCATCTAGGATAATATCCCCAGACGAGTCGATAGTAACATCAGTCCCGTCATTAGTAATTGTGTCTAATGCAATAGAGCCAACATTAGTAATGTTGTTGTCATTGAAAGACGTTGCTCCTAAGCTAACTGATCCTGTAGACGTAAGATTAGATGAACCAATATCTATATTTCCAAACCCAGAGGTTATTGATCCAGAATTTAGTGCTCCTGTTGTAACTATATCAGAACCACCTGCAAGTGGGCTAAAAAGAGAGCCTATTGCAGTGCCGCCAATAGTAATTGCATCGGCCTCTAAAGTTCCGTCTATGTCTGCGTCACCAGATATGTCTAGTGATCCACCATCTATTTCTCCAGATGCTGTAATTGCATTATCTTTTATAAGAACGCCATCAATGGTTACGCCAGATGCAGAAGTAGTTTCTGAAATTGTGTTAGTAGTTATAGACTGACCATTACTAACAACAATGTTGTTAGATCCAGTAGTGTTGCCAACAGCAAGAACTTCAGCCAAAGTATCGGAAGTTCCGACCTGAGCATCAACGTAAGCAGTGGTCGCCACCTTAGTGGAGTTATCACCAGAGCTTTGGGTAGTTCCCGTTACTCCGTCAGCTAAAATACCAGAAAGGGTTGTAGCTGTAAGTAGCCCGGTGCTTGAGTTAAAAGTTAAGTTACTTCCGCTTTTGGGGCCAAGACTACCGGTAGCAGCAGTTGCAAACAGTGGGAAGCAGGTTGTGTCCGAAGATTCATCGGCTACCGTCACTGCACTAACTGTAGCAGCTCCGCCAGCAGCTATAGAAACAGCACCACTTACATTGCCAAAAATTTGATCCTCTAGGTTAGAAAAAGTAATTTTACCATTACCGCTATCGGTGTTGTCCACCATAGCTACAAAGTCATCTTGAGCTATACTCGTTTCCGTAGCCAGTTCATTTAGATCTAAAGATACGGTAAGTGTTTGACCACTAGCTGCTGTGTCTAGTCCAGTGGCACCAGCTATAGTAAATGTTTGGCTATCCAGATCGACTGAACTACTTCCACTGTCTCCAGCAAAGTCTAAGTCTTCAGCAGTAATCTGAGTGTCAACATACGCCTTGATGCTTTGCTGGGTAGCGAGAGACGTAGCAGAGTCAGAAGACATATTATCCTCATCCAATATTGCCACTTCCGCAGGAGCAGCAGCCCCACCAGAAACATTGCCAAGAACCTTGTAGTCTGCCAAGTTTTCTATCTTAGCCTTTGTGACATTGCTGTCTGCAATTTTAGCAGTGGTCACTGCACTTGTTGCAATCTTACCAGTAGCTATACCAAGATCCTTTACAATTATTTTCCCACTAGAAAGCTGAGTGCTTGAGTCATCAACTGCACCCGATGCAAATGTTGCACTATCAACAAGTGCATTAAGATTGGTAGACGTTACTTGATCGCCATCTGAATATGTAGTACCTTTGCTTAAAATAGCCATTATTCTGCTTTTTGTATGCTTCTAAAGGTTATAGCTCCTGCCACCTTCAATGCTCTTAGTCTGGGTCTCCCCTTCGTTGTTGTTAATTTAAATTGTAATCCGTAGGCCCGTTTGTTACCAAATCTTCCCCGAAGAGACACATCTTCATCAATAGCAAGCTCTTCCCCGTTTATATTAGCAACCGTTCCGAGATCTATAATAGCATCAATGTTCTCTGTTATTGCTTCCAAATTTGCATCAGAAACATTGTTTTCAGAAGATTGCAGGTGAAGTTCAAAATTATTCCACTTCTTTCGGTCTATAGAACCAACAGTAAACATCCTGCTTGTGGCCGATGCGGCCACTAAAATGCTGCTAGTTGAAGCTCCAATGGCGTCAACATATAGGTCTGTATCATCTGATCTTGATTCATATTTATGAACCCCGCCATTCCGGTTGATTGCGTAAACACCCCTTTGAACGCCTGATCCACCTACCAACAAATATGTGTACTCCCAATCCGAGTCATTTATGGAATCCAAAGATTCCCATTGCTGATTCAAAAAGTTATACACTAAGAGAGCATTGTTTGTGGTGGAGTCGTCTAGCGGAACGGCAATGTAATATCTGTTATCAAAGTAGGCAGAAACTGCCTTATCTGCATGATCCTTGTTGATTCTTGAAATGGTTCCTTGGATAGAAGAAGACAATGGAACGTCTTGGCCTCTAAGGTTGTAAAGATCAACAAAGTCTAGTGCATACACTCCATTGTCAGACAGGAACATTAGCTTGTTGCCTATCTGCTGTATGCTGTTTCTAGCCAAACAACCTATATCGCTCGTGATAACTTGGGACACGCTGCTTCCCAAATCTAAGCTATTTTTTACAGTATGGATGCTGTTGCGATTAAAGACTACCAGTTGGTCGTCAGAAAAAGAGTGAAAACCCACAATAAAATCAGACTCTCCAGCATTAAATCTAAACTGTCCGTAAATTCTATCATAAGTGTTTTGGTCTAGTATATCCGAAAACAAAGCCTCATCCAAAATATTTCTATCGGTAATTGTAGCAGATCCAGAAGATCCAGTAATATCAAACTGATAAGGAACTACCAACCTACGCTGATGTGGTACACCAAACTCTGGAGCCGGCATATGGCTAAATCCTAGACCAATAGATGTTTTCTTTTCAACCGTAGCAGTTTTGTTTGTAGCATCAGCTTTATCCGTAACAAAAGTAAAAGTTGTTGAGTTTGTTATAGATCTAACCCGAACGGTGTCACCAAGAGAATAACCAGAAGTTCCTACGGTAGTCACTGTAAGCTCATCTCCAACCAACAAAGAACTTGTGCTAGACACTGTAGCCGTTGCTATACCTGATGCAAAATCAAGATCAGTAATTGCTAGAGGTGTAGGTTGAGTGTATGCCCCGTTAGAAACTAAAGAGAATGTAGTGGTACTAATGTCTCCATCCCACTGCATAGCTATCTTTCCTTTTCGGAATATAAACAACTTGTTAAATGCTTGAACCACATTGCTTCCTCTCGGAACCGTTTCTCCGGTAGGATATGTAAGAGATACTGTTGTTGCCCCGCTGTCCGAAGTTTTTACCAATACTGTTTTGTTAGTTCCAACAACAGCAATGTAGGATGTTGCGGCATTGTTAGGATCTGAAAATTCACAAGATGCTTCTATAAAGTTTGAATCACTATCTAGCAGTCTCATTCCTTTGACGACCATAGTGCCGCCCGGTGTTTCAGCTAAATCAGTAACTGTGTAGGTTATTGTATCTGCATCTACAACTGTAGCAATAAAATTACCGTTTGGATCAACACTACCAGAAAACGTCAATCCACTGATATTTACTCCAGTGTTAGTTGTTATGTTGTGGGCTGAATTAAAATTAACTTGGATGGTTGAATCAGTTCTAGAAAATGAAGCAACTCCACCACCTATATTGGTTGAGTCATACAGCTTGAACGGAAGAGCAAGAACAGCAGCAGAAAATGGAGCAGAGAATATATCCATGCCTTTTCTGGGTTGCCACTCACCATTCAAATCCATTCGTCCATTTTCAGAAACAGACAAGACTCCAGAAGGAAGCTGGTCAGGTCTAAGCTTATTGTTAAAGCCAGAAAAGCCTTGGTCTAGGTCTTCTACAACCCGATCATCGGCCTGTCCATATGTATCATATCTAGCCATCTAACAATTCCAAGCCCTTCTACTCCAGTAGTTTGCAGACAGTTTATTGTTTTTACCTTTAATCCCACCTGACCTAGCACAATAACTTTTCTTACGTGCCGGGTTATTCTTTTTGATGCTCATGTTAGCATCACCAAAGCGTACAATTTTTTCCTTACCACCCTGACAAGCTTTCACGACAAACTTCTTCCCGCCAGAAACATCTCTGCGGGGCTTGTTGCACTTCATCTTGGACTTATTTATTTTTGCCACTTCTGACCTTTGCTTTGGGTGTGTTAGCTACAACTGTTTTTCCTTTGGCTCCTGCTCGTTTCTTTTTCTTTGCAGTGGCGGCTCTTTCAGCCTTGGTAAGACTTAGTGCCTTGCGTCTAGGCAAGCACCTATCTGGCATCTTCTTGTTAGGAGAAGTTCCACACTTGCCCTTAATAGATCCATCAACACCTATCCTGACCCAGTCTTGCTTAAGCCACTGTTTAAGTTGAGCCACTATCGTCCCTTTCTTTTACCGCCTTTGGCTTTCTTAGCGTAGTTGGGGTCCTTGCAATACTTGCTCGCAGCTAGGTTAGCGTAAGCAGAAGGGTACGTATCAAACGTCCTTCTAGCCCAAGCTTTGCCCTCTGGACAAATCTTACCTCCGCTTTTTGCTTTTTTTCTTGGCATTGACAATAGCTCTTAATGTTTTGGCCTGACCAGCATGAGCCTTTGAAGCCTTTTCTAGTTTCTTAGCTACGTTTATTAGTTTTCTTTCCACTGTTTTTCCCTTTTCTAAGTGCTATAAAATCAGCACGTGTAATTTTTTTTCTAGGCGGTGCAACAGCGGCAAGTCGCTTCTGAGCTGGGCTATATTTACTAAAAGGCATTATTTCCCCCTAGACTTCATGGCTTTAGTTTTTGCAGTTTTAGACAAATCACCAAAATGATATAACCTCTTAGAGGTTTTGCCATGTGTTTTTCCAGAGTGAAGCTGACCATTGGGCATTTTATGCTTATTGCCCTTATGCTCTGTTCCGTCTCGGAAATAATGTTTTGATGACTTAGCCATGACTAATATTTCTTTCCTTTACCTCTACCTTTGCCTTTTGGTTTTTTGTATGAGTAAGCCATTATCGTCTTCCTTTCTTTTTCATAGTTTTTCCCATTGGGCATTTTTTACGTTTTCCGTAGTCCATATTATTCTTTTACGTCTAAGTAGTTTTTGTCGCGTAGTTCAAAATTAACACTACCATAGCTTTTCAATTTTTCTACAGTAGAGCCAATTTCCTCCATGTTTTTTTCAAGGTATTGTAACCTTAAATTTTGT